TAAGGGAACTCTGGATTACCTGCCTCTGTAGCATCAATGGTTACGAAGTAACAATATCTACCTGTAGGATAATCAGGTGTTTTACAGAATCTACCATTATACTGATCTAAGTCTCCAAGGTTGAACACATACTCATAGTCTTCAACAAAATTACCAGCTGGTTCAGCACTTAGTAGAGGACCTGCAGTTCTAACAGGAGTTGGATTAGTAGCGATATCATAAACAAGATCAGTCTTTAGTCTATAAGATGTTCTTAGTCTTGTAATTTCAGATGACTGGTCAGTAGGATCAGTATATCCGTAAGGACCATAGATTGGGTTTCCATCAAATGCCCAACCAATAATAGGAGAGTGTGTTAATTGTGTTTCTTGCTCTGTAATAGTTCCTGCAGTTACTTCTTGTAAGTTGTCACCAAGAATGAAACGTAGTTTTTGTGGATTAGATAAGTGAGCATATTCACCACCATATTGATTATTATATCCTTCAAACACACCACCCTTAGCAGCGTCTAATGTAGATGTTGCTTGTAAATTATATGTCCACTTAAATACAGAAGGAGTAAAGGTTGCATCTTGACCAACAGAGGTCATATTGATAAGAGTTGTTCCTTGGACGTATCCAATACCACGATTGACAATAGTAATACTTGTAACTCTACCTGCATTCTCACCATCGGTATCAATGGTAGCACGAGCAACAGCACCAAATCCAACACCCTGAATACTGATTTCAGGTGCTGTAGTATATCCTGAACCTGCAGAGATGATAGCGATAGAAATGATTCTACCATTACTTACGATAGGTTGAGCAACTGCTCCTGAACCAGAGGATAGACTTACATTTGGAGAACTGGTATAAGAACTACCACCACTGGTAATATTAACAGTACTAATAGGACCTCTAACACTGGCGGTGCCCGCAGCACCCGTTCCGCCTCCACCAACAATAGTAATTGAAGGCTGAGAAGTATAACCTGTACCACCTGAGTTAATTAAGATTCTTGATACAACGCCTTTTGTGATAATAGCAGTTGCAGCAGCACCTGATCCACCTCCACCAACTATTGATACTAGAGGAGAAGAAGTATAACCAGATCCACCTTCTGTTACAGTAATTTCAGATATAGAACCATTAACTATAACACTAGCAGTAGCACCTGTACCTCCACCACCAGAAATAGTGATAACAGGAGGTGATGCAGCATCATACCCTTGACCTGCATTTGCAATCGCAATACTGGTGACTGCACCGAATGTTTTACTTTGTGTTGACTTATATGACCATACAGATACTCCATTTACCCATGTACCAATAGGACCTGAGTTAATGGCGTTCTTTGTAGATATTGTAGTTGGGAGTGTAGGGAATCTATTTAATTTACGTTGGTTACCTGGTAATAGTGCTGAACCAGGAAAAGGACCTATAGAATAGTTTGGTATACCAGTTGATGCAACGTAGGTATAATTGTCATTGAAGAATGAGTTCTGTATATTAGTAGTATAAGGACCTATAGCATTGAGTATAGCAGTGGTTTCAGACTTACCTTTGTTTAAGTCAACAGATACTAGAATATTACCCTGAGGTATTATTGCTGCAGGTTGAGGTAAGGCATATTGGAAAACTGTTTCACTATCTCTAGATGTAACTGTAAATGTTCCATTATAGATGATTGGGTTTGCACCATAGACTGTAACCTGATCTCCAACTAACAAACCATGATTATTAGAACAAGTAACAGTTGCAGACTGATTGTTTACACCACCAAATGTAATACCACTAACAGTGATTAGTTTCTTAACGTTGTATAACCAAGTTGTGAGAAGAGGTAATGTTCCAGTACCACCTAACTTAGAAACTGTTAGTTTATCACCTTGTAAGTAGTAAGAACCTGTATCAGTCAGAGATGTCTGTTGTGCATCAACAATACCAACAACATTCATCACAACTTCTTGTGGTGTGCCTTTATTAATCTTAACTTGGAAGTTTGATGCAACTTCAGTAGCAGAATCCCAGTCCTCTACAACTCCATTTACGGAACGAGTACACTCAATGAACTGGTTAAGTGATTTTTCTTTATATTGTACTAATTCCGTAGTAGCACCGCTACCTATTACAAACTCTCCGTTTCTTTCTGGCCAACCAATAGTAGAGTCAACTGTAATAATTGAATCAGTCGCATTTAATGGTTCAGCAAGTTTTGTTTTATAAGGTACAGTAAATGTTCCTGTAATAGTTTCCTCAGATAGAACAAGTTCAAATATTTCAACTGTGGATGTTTTAATTGAGATATAGTTTTCAACCAATGCGGATGCTGCTCTCACATTAGGATCCGCGATGTCTGCCTCTTGTTGTAAAAGACCATCTTGTATATCAGTAGCAAGTCCAGAAACCTTAGTTGCTCTTAAAATAGTATCAATAGACCATGTTGCTGCAGATGGTTTGATGATTTGGTCTTTTGGATAAGATATACTTACTGTCTCACCATATAGTAACTTAAATAGGTAAGCAATACTGAAAGATGTACCCTTTGCGGAGTAGAAGTCTTTTATAGTTTTAATTGCTGTACGTACGTCAATCTTCGTATAGTCAAGTTCTGGTACGTCAGGTAAGAATTGTTGTGTATACTTGTCTAGTAAACGTTTTACAAATAGAGCATCAAGACATTTAACTTCTGTTTCTATTGCTCCTGCAGCTGCAGTAGTGTCATTGGAGAATACAGCATTACCATCTTCCGTGTATTCTACGATACCACTTGCTGCACGTGCACATCCTGTGAACGCTGCTTTCTGATATCCGCTACCTGATTGATTTACTTTGAAACCAGTAACTTCATTTAAACCTATTTCCGCAGATGCTTCTGCACTTGGAGGTGCTTGAATAACAACAGAGGGAGGATTTGCAGCAGAATATCCGCTACCAAACGCACTTACGTTGATATCTGTAATTGCACCATTGAATATTGACGCAGTTGCGGTTGCACCAGTACCACCTGCATACGCTCCAGTAGCATCTACTCTACTATCTACAATATAAACTGAAGGAATTTCATCATATCCGCTTCCTCCGTCAAGTAAATCAATACGAATAACTCTTCCATCACCATCAACTACTGTTTGTAGAACTTGTGCACCAACAGGATCTACGATTGCTACTCTTGGAACTGATGTATAACCTTGTCCTGCGTTAATTGTAGTAATAGATGCAATAGTTCCGTCTGCAGCAAGAACTGTTTGGAAAGATGCTCTGATTGGATTATTACCAGTTGGTTCATCAACATATACTGCAGGAGGAGTTGTATATCCAAATCCTGGATTAGTAATTGTTAAACCACCTGTGATTGATCCACCAGATCCATTACTATATGCAGAAACAGTAGGAGTGGCAACTGTAGCACCGCCAGGCTGTCGGAAAGTGATTCTAGGTGTAAATGTATATCCAGAACCTGATCCTTGTAATTCTACAGCAGTAACTTGTCCGTTTGTTACTGTCGCAGTCATTGTTGCTTGTGTAGATCCAGTCTTAGTAGGAGATTGTATCTGAACAACAGGAGGGTTACTATCACTATAACCTCTACCACCATCTAGTAGAGTTACAGTCTTAATACCATTGACTAACGCAGTTGCAGAACCACCTGACCCTACAGGAGAGTTAATAGAGACTTTAGGTGGATATTCAAATCTATAGTTACTACCATTTAAGTTAGTTGATATACCTGTAAGTGCACCAGTATCATTAATCCTAGCAAAACCTTCCGCACCACTACCAAAAGAGGGTACAGGTGCTTCTATAGAGTATAAAGATAGAAATCTTCCGTTTGTAGGTGGAACCGCAAATATAAAGTCTGCACCATCAACAAAGTAATCTACTTTAGGTATTAGTAACTTCTTATCATATACAGCAATCACATACTCATCTACAATGGGTTCATATGCTGTACCATTGCGTGTCATTCTAAATTGTTTCTTTTGCTCACCAAAAGAGTTTGATATATTATCGAGTGCAACAATAGGATTCTCTACAAAACCATCTAGGTATGTAATATAAGTGTTTATAGCGTCATCAGAGGGAATCTTTGTACGAGGTGCTGAATTGTATGTTATCTGTGTTCCAGACACGCTGTAGTCCACTCCAGGTGTCAATACCTCGCCATATACAGATACAATCAAATGCTGTGCTGTAGGAGGAGCAATTGGATTGTCTTGAGAGGTAAGATTGAATATCTGAGTAGTTCCATCAAAACTATTGATTGGACTTGCAAGGTTAACAAACTTAAGTTTTACCTGATCGTATGAAATACCTGGTGAGAGTGCTATGTTTGGAGAACTGGTTGTATCCTCATAGTAGATAACCTCGTTACCTATGAGAATAGATCCAGACTTCTCTAAGAACTGGTCAATCGACTCTACAACTATAGTATCACTTGTAGAAGTGATCGCTTCTACTAATTTTGTCTTACCATCTAATATACCAACGTCTAACCTATCAATATCAAGATATCCAAGGAAATTGTTCAGAATATTCTGACCAAGACCTGTCTTCTCTTGAGATTGGTAGTAATACTCAAGAAATCTATTAAAGAGTGGATAATCAGACTCTATAAATTCGGGAGTCTGGGCAATAATTGCCTGTGAGACTTTGTTGATATTTGTCATTAACCTGTTAGGCTACCGCAACTAATGTTGGTGTTTGGTCGAATACTGTCGGACTCAAACTATTTAGTGGGATTGAAGGAGGTGGAGCAGTTCCAATTGGTGATATTGTCACTTCTGGACTTACTAAGTTAATAATTGTACCTGGTGTGGAGGCAGGAATAGTAGAACTATTAGCAGGGATGAACTGAATTGGTAATGATAATGCAGTTGGTAGTGCTGCAGGATCAGATACAGAACCTGCACCAGAGGTAGAATCAGTAATAGTTACACCTGTAGTAGCAATATTTGTACCTGTTCCAATAATAGCAACAGGACCAAAGGCAATTTCTCCAGTGTCATAGTTGACAGTACCTGCAGAGGTATTAGTAAATACCTTTCTTGTACCTGTGTTATAGAATGTTCTGAGGTTTCCATATCCATCATCTTCAAATTGTTGATCAACACCTGGTCTATCTGCAGTACGGAATTGTCCAGAAAGTAAAATAGGTTCTTTTGCACCATCAGTAGCAAGAGATGTTTTACTTGGTGCGGAGTTATACAATGCAGAACCAGTGGATATTGTATATGTGTTAGTTTGATTGCTTACAGGTAAGATGTATCTGAGAAGAGTAACCTGTAGAGATACGTCAGTAATAGCGTTATTGGCAAGTGTAATTGCTTTCTCATAAGCTTGACTTCTAAAGGTTGAGTTGAAATTGTTGATTTCAGTCTGTGTCGCCCATTGACTAATCGCATTTTGTACATTTGTTTTAATAGTTGACGTATCAGAACTACTACCTGTGTCATAAAGCACAAATACTTTAGTATAGATGTATAAGTTCTCAGGGTCAATAATTACAGGATCTATAGATGCCATAGCATACTTTCTTAGATCTGCAGCGATTGATTTTTTAGTTGCGTCATTTAGAGTTGCACCTGTACCAGTTTTTACCGCAACGAAAACTTTACCATATACAGGAGGGTTTAGAGAGTCTCCACCATATGCTACGACTGCTGCAGCATTAGGATATACTTTCTTAGTTAGAACAGCGTAGTCTCCTGCGGTTACAGCACGATATTGTGATGAATAGAATCTTGGTGCATTATATTTGATAGACTCAATAGTCTCTGCAGCACGACCATTCATGGATCTTGCCACTTTTGCAAGTGTCACAGCAGCAGTAGAGTAACTCTGACCTAGAGTATCAGTCATTCTACCGATATATGAGAACCTATCTACATCATTTGCTTCCTCACCAGAGGTAACAAGATACTCAAATAGTACAACTTCTCCGTCTTTTAACGCTCTACCTACAGAATCATCACCAAATTTAACTTCATAACGCATATCTTCACCCTCTGCAAGGAAGTAAACGCGGGAATTTGCGGATAAACCTGTAATTGTATCAACTAAATTGTACAAATCAGAGGTTGTAGATGATTCGTTTGCCTTTACTCTAACGGAAAGTGTATTAATGTCCGCATCTTCTGAGGGAACTTTGTAATTTTGTGTAGCAAACGTGTTAACAACGTACTGAAAATTGACTATAGACCCTTCTCTTAGTACAAGATCACTAAAAACTGCGATACCTGTTGTGGAATTTACCTCAGCAGTAGTATCAGAAGTGACATTCCATACATAATTTCCACCAGATGCCACTGCACCCTTCTTTAATGTAACTGTAGATGGGTAAGATCCACTACTTTGTATAGTTTGTACAGTTAGATTTACAACTGCTTGACTAGATTGTACCGATCTAGGCACATAGTTGAGGAGTTTTGCTATATTGACTACATTATCACGCACTGTGGAAGAGGGTAGGAATGCCTCATTCATTGCCATGTTCGCATTGAACGAACTATAATAGGTATTATATGCCAGAGTATCGATCAGATAACTTAATGCAGCACCTTCAAACTCATAATCCGTAAACTCTTTTCTAGTTCTTAGATAAGATTTGATTGATGCCTTGATGTCATTAAAATCTAATGCTGTTAAATTATTTGGAGTTGACATTATTCAGGTCTCTTTAGTACAAATGCTACTTCTTCGATAAGAGGTTGACCTACTATCGCATAGTTTATAGTAACGTTAAACTGGTTTTGATCATATTGTTCTCTTACAGCTATGTTACGGATAGATATCCTTGGTTCATGCTGTCCAACTGTGTTAAGGATGTCATCACGAATCGCATCTGCTGTAAAAGCATCCATAGGTTCAAACAATAATCTCCTCACACCAGAACCTATCTGGGGTTGAAAGAGTTTCTCACCAGGCTGTGTCATCACAAGATTCTTCAATGACTGCTTTATAGAGTTGTCATTGGTGACTTGGGATACATCTTTTGTAAAGGGATTGGATGCAAAGTCTACCTTAATATCTTTAAAGGCACGACTTAGATTGGTATCCTTTCCTTTTATTGGTTTTAACGCCATTTGCTAAGTGGTTTTACATCCTTTTCTTTTTTCACAGGATACTCACTTATTAAGACTTTGCCACTTTTGACAAACTCCTCGCTTTTATCGACTTTTACGACCATAGTTACCTCGGATCCTAAAAGTATTTATGCTATTTTTTGAATACTTTTAACTTTGTAAGCACATACAATGTCAAAATAGTCCAAAATACTATTTCTAATCCTATATTATTCATTTTTCATTCTCCTAATGTGTGAATAACTGGTTTTTCATGCTTAAGTATTTCGTATAACCTCTTATTTTCTGCTGCAGACACTGGTACAAACTCAGTTTCATGATCGAAACCATCAGTACGACTTGATTGATTAATTACAATAGACCCATCCTTACCAGAAATTGACCTATGGTAGGTTTCTATGGGTATGACCAACGCACCAGAGGAACGATTAAGGTGTACAATATGATATGGATACTTCCATTTGAAATTTACCAACTCAAATTGTCTTTCACCAGACACTACTCTATTATGATCTACCTGGTGATAATGAATATAGAACTGCTTTGCACCCACCAAGTCGTTGGGAGGGGAAATTGCAGGACCAGTGTGAACTACCAAGTCCGAGGCATTTGATTCCTCGACAGAAATATCAAAAAATATTACGTCTTGGGTCTCTCGGAAGACTCTATGCTTCCGAAAGGTTACGTCACTCACTTTCCTTGACCTCTATAAGGTTTTCTTTTCTTGTTTCTAGAGGATGCAGAGTACTTTGTATGTGCTCCGTTTCCTTGTCTTGTCTTTTTAGGTTTGGATTCGATCTCGTTCAAACCCATTTTATACATTGCCATAATTTGTGGTCGCTCGCGGGGTAATCGTGGATAAAAGTGCTATTTTCGGACGAACCGATACAAATTATCCACTTTTTTGTCTAATATCTCAATTTTTGCGTATAAATCGTTAATTATTTGCATAAAATTAAGATTTTTGTCACTATTTTTAGGATTATACGCTATTTTATCTAAAGTTGGCGTTTCTGATGCCCATCTTTCAATATCTACGACTTTTTCTGCAAGTATTTGTATGCATTCGTTCGTAGTTTGCTTATATTCCTCTAAATCTTGATCTTTGTCTATATTCATGTTTTATTTGCAAAATATTTATTAATTACTTCGACTTGATCGTGATAACGAGATATATGATCTAACTCAGTTTGTATTGCCTCAGTAATATCTGAATGCTCTCCGATACCTGCAGGGTTCTCAAGGTATACGTTTACATTTGCTTTATGCTTCTCTATCTCACCATGAGCATGTGCTAGTACTGCTCTGATAAGTATTTCACGCATATGAAGTGCCATAAGTTCTATAGTTTTCTATATTATATTCTATCTATTCGCTGTTGTCAAGTATATTATCAAAAAATTCATCTATCAGATCCTGGTGCATACCCCATTGTACACCAGAATCAGAACCCTTGCATGGGTTAATACACTTAAACTCAGGATGTAAGACATTGCACACTAATCCTGCGAGGTCGTGCGGACACGCTTCGCGTCCTGTTGCCCAATATAACTGACCTTCTAACCATCTAGCGTCACAAACAGGACAGATCTTTGGAGAATCTGTCATCGTGTTCCTTGAATAGGTGGGAGTACTACACGATGGAACTCTTGCCAGAGCTCTTGTGGGTTTGGGTGATATAACCTTTCTTTATCAGAAACCTTTACAAGGTTATTTAGTCTTTTCTTTTTTTCACTTTTCATTCTATTATCTCAAATGACCATTTAATACTCTTAATGTAATCAAATGTACACGAGATATCCTTATCACAATCAAATTCATACTTACGATCACACAAATAGTTTCTTAGTTCCTGTATAGAAGAGAAGGAACCTTGAGGGGTGTAATTATCATCATATAGTCTGTACTTCATTTTTCTATAGGTTTGAAATGTATAGAACCATCATCTGACATCTCGTACTGAAACTCTGTAGCATCTGACCAACCAAACTCTTCACAAATCTCGTAGGGTATCGTAAGGAGTAAGTCACCATAATCATCTTCTACAAGTTTAGTGGTGAATCTCTGTGACATATTAAGTGTATCCATTATAGTCTATTATTGGGTATTCTATGTTCGTAGCATTCCCATGACTTATATAGTTTTTCTACATCTTGTAAATCACCCCACGTTTCAGCATATATCTGGGCACAATCATACATCTGTGTATATAACTTTCCTTCTTTCTTTAGCAACTCTTGGAGTGCCCATACTCGTGACTCTTGAATACTCATAATTTTTCTGGGAATTTTTTTATATAAGGATTGAATTAAAGTTGGAATAATATACTGCCTCTGGGGAACCTTTGTAGGTTAGGGTAGTGAAAGGTTTTATATAAGACCGCCCGCAGATACCCCGAAAACCCCCGCTATGACTGCGATTACAGCGATTGTTCTTTATAATTAGTAGGTAATAATACTGCTATAACATAATAAAAAAGGGGGTTGATTTACCCCCATTATAGTATATTTTAGAAAGTTTGTCAACTAGGCAAGACTCTCAAGTCTGCTCTGTGGTACTCTCTTTATATCGTCTGTTTTGCTGTCTACTCCGATCCACTTGTTAATGTGTCTGCTAGTAGTAACTGAGAAAAATTCCTCTGATCTAACAAAACCCTCTCCGAAGATGTAAGCAGCAACTGGTGTAGAGTAGGAAAAGAAAATGCGAGCGTCTGCTGTTTCGATTTCTGTCTGGTTTGCTGCGATTGGTGTAAGTCTCATTTTAAAATGTTCCTTTTGTTTGTTATACCAATATTATAATACCTGTTAACCCATAATACCGCAACCTGTGTGACACTAATTATACTGGCACATAATAACAAAATCCTTCCTCCAGGAAGTAATTACAATAACGTTCGATAAACTCATTATAATGTGTCTGCTCTGTGTCAAGTAAAAACTGACATAACTCTACCTTTTTAACGTTTGGAACTACTGGGAAATTATCCCATAACTCTCTATACTTATCAGGCAAGTAAAGCATAATTTACCTTTGAACCTCTACAAGGTTTATTTTACATCATTTTGCTATACCTGTCAACTATCTCAAAGAAATGTGTCGATTTACTCAAAGTGCTTGACAGATGGGTATTCACACGCTAAGACCTCTAAAAGATCACATATTTAAAAGGATACTATCCGAGAGTATAAAAACACTAATAGATTTAATTATACATTTATTTGAGATGCTAATTTCTGCGGATTATGCTATAATATAGGATTATTCCCCATTGTCCTCTTTGGGTTTCTTTATATACTTCTCTCTTATATACTTCCCTCGCATATATTCCCATAATATAATTGTGACCTCTTTAAGAGTAGTAAATATATAAACAATTTCATCCTTAGTAATTATCTTAGATTGCTGATTGTCATTAGATTCTTTCATCTGTGAAACTCCCTATCTACATGTTTAAATGTTACTTTCTCGAACCTATTTTCTCGCCCTTCGATAATACTTAGTTCATGCCAATTTGCTCTATAAACTAATATTAACACTTGACGATATGGTAATACGGAATGTTCCGCATATTCCTTATTATGTGGGATTTCATGTAAACAAATAGTGATGTAATCTTTACTTATAAAGTTAATATAACCTTCCCCTTCTTTGGGAACTAAAATATAACTTCCTAAGATAAATTCACTATATTTCATTTACATTATATCCCGATATATATCTTGCCTTTGTTG